AGGAGTACCAAGTGTTAATGTTTCTACAGAAAGAATTTTCATTTTAACTATGACTATCTCACATACAGATAGTACTTGTGGATATTTTAGAATAACTATAGGAGGAATTACTTTTATCTCAGATGCTAATAACAGATTAGTCGATGGTTCTAATGTAACTACTTATACTTTTGTAGGGAAGAAAACTATAGGAGCCAATGTTACTGATTTTGGTAATTGCTATGTTGATTTAGTTAACGGAGCTTCAGCTAATTACTGGAACTCTGGGACTCCTTTTGCTACAATTAGACTTTCAGTTTTCACAGGTAAAAGATAATGGAAAATACAACTAAAAGTTATACTTTTTATGAACCTAATGGTAAAATTACGTCTAACTTAACAGCTTCTTTGGAAGTTTTTGAGTTAGTAGCATCTTCTAATGGGTTTAGTTACTTAGAAGGAGAGTATTCTCCAGAGTTTTACTATGTAAAAGATGGTTTTCCTGTAGAAAAACCTCCAAGACCAGACTTTACTTACGATTTTAACTATACTAGTTATAGCTGGGAGCCTAATTTAGCTATAGCTGAGTTAAAAGTCAAAAACATTCGTAATCAACTTCTCCAAGAAAGTGATTGGACAGATACAGTATCTGCTCAAACTAGACTTGGAGAAACTTTATATAACTCTTGGCAAACTTATAGACAAGAACTTAGAGACATACCACAACAACAAGGCTTCCCACTAAACGTAACTTTCCCAACCATCCCACAATAGAAGGTATTTAAAATGGCATCAAAAACACTTGCTCAACATAAATTAATGCTTGCAGCAGCCCATAATAAAGCCTTTGCTAAGAAAGCCGGTATCCCAATGTCTGTGGCAAAAGACTTTGTAGCGGCAGATAAAAAGGCTGGTAAATTTAAAGCTAAAAAAAAGAAGTAAATAAAATGCCCCGAAAGGGGCATTCTTTTAAGCTATGTGACCTGTTTTAAGGATACTGGCTAAATCAATAGCTCGTCCATAAACTTGTTTTGCCCATTTAGATTTTAGCATCTCTTGTGATGCTTGTGTGAAGCGTCTATTCTCAATTAACTTAATGGTCTTTGTGAATTTACCTAATCCACCTAAACCCATGTTATACCCCATATCCAGCATCACATACTGTGAGGTAATAGGTAATTGAGAATACCAACTATAGGTTTCTTGAAGTTGTGTATCCAAACGATTACACATCTCGCTAACAAACATTTCTGCTTTATCTTTTGATATACCTTGACGTTTAATAATCTTAATTTGTCGTGGTGTTAATTCTAAAGGATTCTTTGTTAGGTTGTAGCCATATCCCACAGAGATATCGCCATTTCTATCATGATAAGGCATTTTTTTATACCCTTCATGCTCACTTGTACCAATAACACATAAACTTAATACTGCTGCGGTAATCATAAGACTCTCTCCATTCTTATTTTATGTTTCATAACTGTATTTCCAAACTAAGGAAAATACAGTTTATCATCGGTTTATTAAATTTTACTTAAATCCTACGTCTTTCAATATTTCATAGCATTTGGTGATATACCAATCATAATCTAAATCAATAGGTATCTCCTTTGTTAATCTCATCATAGGTCTACACTTTTCAGACATCGGCACAGTGTGACCAGTCTTAGCATAAATAATCGCTGTATTGGTCGATGTACTGTGATAAAAACGTACAACCTTACCTAAGTACTCAGTGTCCTTTACTGCGCCACCATCGACCTTACAGAGCGTTAGAAACGCATTCATTCTAGTGCATCCTCGCACTGTGTCTTCAATGGATGTTCCATTACTCAAGAATAAAGCAACTGCTTCCGAGCAAATCATATTGGAGGTATTTTTATCAATTTCACGCTCTGAAGGCTTTGTATAAAAAGAATATGCGCCTTTACGTTTAATCTCACCATCAGTCTTAATTGCAAAATAGTTATTCACATCACGACTATGAATAGACTGATAATGTGTGTATTCCATATTAAATCCTGTATCATGCATCCACTGTGAAATAACATCATTAACGATATTGCTATCTCGTGGTGATTTAATAACCACACCATCAGTATTCGCAGACACACATTCAATACCTGCTAAATGTAAACGCTCAATAAGCATTAAAAGGGATAATTGACCTGTGACTGTTACCGTAACTAAAAGTTTTGGTGCAAAGAGAATGCTGTATTCAGAGCCAAATTTACCAAATGACCCATTGAGCAAAATCTTATAACACGCATCGATAATTTTATCTTTTACTTTCTTTGCTTGAACACGCTTATCTAATGCGCCTTTATAGACTTTTAAGAATATATTACCGAGTTGTTCTGGAAATAACTGAAGTAACATAATGATAGATGGATAATACGATGTCACATCCGCATCAATTAGTTCATAGGTATCATCCGAGTAATGTGATATCGATTTCTCAGTAGAATGCAAACCACCTGAACCAAGTTGATATCCAACACCATCAATATTGATTATTGTGTTCTTAAGAAGCTCTGAGCGCATCTTACCGCCCACAAATTCGAACCGTTCTGTCTTTAAATCATCTAATACTTTTTGAAGTGCAGGTGTTTCAAATCGAATGAATTTAGGCGCAGTATAGTTAATCACAATATCATCATCTAATTTGTCTTTATAGATTTCACGACCTAAGAAGCCTTCAACTTCTTTCTTGATAATGGCTTCAGCCATCTGTGCATCAGATTTAGAGCGAATATCAAGTTTGTTTTGTTTACCCACACTATCTCGCAGTTGTATTTGTGGATAAAGGAAGTTATAAAGATACGCTGTGCTTTCACAATCGTTTAAGCAATATCTACGCACAATACTTATCTGGTCATGATTTAAATCAATACCTGCTTTGAACGGTAAGTCTTGAATATTGGGACATCCTAAACGAGCTGCATATTGCTTAAGCGATGCTTTACCTTTAGCCACTTCAATCAAATCAATATGGTCTAAATCGAGTTGCTTAACTTTGAAATGTTTTAAGACTTGATATGGTCTTGATTCCTCCAAAATAAGCATCTCAGTGGCTCGCCACAGCTTGGAAAAAGATTTTCCATGCAATGCCATTGCTAAGATAACAGAGTCGAATTTGATGCCATTGAAGCTAATTAAAGTGTGGTTAGTTACAAACCAATTAAGTAATGTAAAATCAAGCTCATAGTCATCATACTTTTCAAAGTAATAGCATTTACCACTACGATATCCCACAAAGAATATTAAAAAGTAATTACCATAAATCTCGATATCAAACACAAGTTCTTCATCAAATGGTTGATAAAATGAATCCCATAGGTTATAGCGATAAGACTGTGCTTCATCAAGATTGGGTAAATAATCATCTTCTTCCCATGTGCGATTAGGAATGATTATTTGTTGGTTCTGTTTCTTTGGCTTAATTTGTGTTTCACCAGAGAACAAATCAAAGTGAAATTTAATATTTTCTTGAACACCAAAATAACGGTCAATCTTTGCATTTACATCATCATCAAACGCATTGCTTATTTGTGCATATTCGACTTCTGTGATTTTAGCAATCACATCGTCTTCTGATGCTAATTCATTTTCATATAGCAATTCCAAAATGCTATCGTGTGGTAATTCACAATAATGCGCTAAATCAAATGAGCTAATATACTTAGCCATCTATCTCTCCATAAATTTTAAGCAATAAAAAACCTTGAATTGTATTTTACAACAAGTCAAGGTTCTCTGTAAAGATTTTAGCCGTTTGGATGAAGTGTGTTTTGAATAAACCAAAAAAGTATTGCACCCATAGCTGTAGCAATTGCGCTACCTGCCCAATAAATTAACTTCTCTAATGCAATTATTTTTTGTTCTAAAAAACCAGTATGAACCATCTTAAGTTCTGTCTCGTTTAACTTCTGTTCAAGACTATCTATTTTAGAACCAAATCGCTCAAAAGTTTTCTTTGTGAGTTCTGAATTCTCTTGTGAACGCTTATCACGTTCATCAAGTTTAAGCACTACTGTATTCATACTTAATGCAATATCGGATAATTGTGAACATAAGCGTTTCACTGTATCTTTTATCTCAGTTAAATCTTTTTCGAGATTGTCCACAGTGGACTCCGTTTGAAGAAGACGAGAATATTCTGAGTTCTCTGGTTTGCCTTGCCAGAAATCGCTCATCGTATTTTACCTGTTTTAAGAATTAATGCTAAGTCAATCGCGCGAGATTTAACTTGTTTTGCCCATTTAGAATCCATCATCTCAATAGACGCTTGAGTTGTTTTGCCTTCTTCAATGAGTTTTAACGTATTTTTGAATGCAAGTAATCCTTTTACACCTAAATTAAATGCCATATTAATTAGCACATATTGTGTATTAGAATCTAATTTAATAAACCAAGGGAGTTCTTTGATGAGTTTTTCTTCAACTTTAGTGCAGCAAAGTTTTAATAAATGGTCTGCTTTTTCTTCGGAGATTCCAACCGTTTTTAACGATTGTAATTCATTTTCTGATAAGTGGAGTGGATTAGCATCTAAGTTATATCCATATCCAATGGTGAGTTTTCCCGCAGTACAATGATAGGTGTTTTTGCGAAAACCTTCGTGTTTTTTAAGGTTATCTGCTTGTATCTGATTAATTGGCATTGAAGTACATCCTTATAACTTAAAATTCGTGATACGGGCGAGCATAGCACATATCACGAATCAAGTCACGAAATTCTAATCTTTAAATATCACATACTTTTGGTCTTTAAGCATTTTAATGACATCGTCAATATGTTGATTAAATAACCCACACAATTCATCTGCATCTGGTGCGGACAATTCATCTTGGTTCTCAATAAACTCTAATGCTTCTTCATACATTTCAACTAAAGATTCATTTTCATCTTCAAGTTCAGCAATGATGATTTCCGCAGAAGCGAGTTTTGTTTCAGTCACAGCATTTATTGCTATCTGTGTTTTTAATTTACGTTCAAGGTCACGATAATCATTTTTCAAACGCAAATAATCATCAAGTAAGTCACTTTCTAAATCACTCAACAAATCAACAATATTTCCCATTTTAGTACCCACTTGAATTAAAACCGTTATCACCACGAGCTGAATCATCCAGCTCATCCACTTCCACATAGTTAATTAGATTCACAGGTATTGTGAGTAATTGTGCTATTTTATCCCCTGCATTTACTTTATATGCATCACTTCCGTGATTATATAAATGAACAGCGACTTCACCAGTATAACCTGAATCAATGCATCCCGCACCAACTTCAATGTTATGTTTAACAGATAGTCCACTACGAGACCACAATAAACCCACACACCCTTGTGGGACATCAATACGCAAGTTTGTTTTTACAACTTTACTTTCACCTGCATAAATAATAACTTCTTCACTTGAATATACATCTTGTCCAGCATCAAGAGGGTTATTTCTAGTTAATTTACCTGATTGAACTTTACCAATGCCCCTATTTTCAAGAAGTTCAACACGATTTGCTAAATCTCTTACTATGTGAGCCAAATATTCAATATCACCCATAAATACCCCCTTTTGTAAATGGCGTAAAACAACTGTTACGCACGTTAGTTATTAAATTAAATACATATCTCACAGAGCCTTGATGCTCTATTCTCTGTGAGTACAATTTACACATATCCTTACTTGGACAATGACTATTAAGGCAAACTTTCTTCATTGATAAATCCTAATTCAAATTGTTTTTTGGTTATTTCAATTAAATAATTAGTATTTTCAATCCTAAGATTGGTCAGCAATAGTTTATAGGTAACGTCTTCTTCATCATTAAGAAGTCTAACAGCATAGCAAATACTATCCATTAGTTCTTCTTTTAAATGCTGTAACCACTCTGATTCAGTTAAATCTGTTCGCTCAAGGGTCACACCATACTTTTTCAATCCAGTCTCAGCACGGTGCTGAAACTCTTTTTCAAGTTGTTGTGCTATTTTTTCATCAGTTGTGAATTTTAACACTTCACAGATACTATCTTCTATCTTACTCATAATGTGTTATCTGGTGGAAAAAATAAATAGTGTAAAAAAGCAACAGCTAAAACTAATTGCCCATATAAAACTACATCAAAAGGTTGCTCACTCATTTCTTACTCCTCACACATCGTTTATTTGCATTACTATTAAGCAGATTAACTACATTGGAGTGCTGTAATTCTATCGCTTTTTGAGTGCATTGTGCAATAGTTTTAAAATGAAGTTTATCTATATCCACAGAAGAACCATTTAATGCAATGGTCATTATAACCCAACTCATCTATCGACCTCCACCCATTGTTTGTCTTTCCAATAAACTTCTTTAAAAATGATATCATTAGAAAGTTGTGATAAAAATAGTTTTATCTTGAGTTTATATACATCTGTCAATAAACCTTTTGTGTCTTCAATCACAACATCTGAGCCTTTAAGATATTTAAAATCAGATACATATTCCGTTTTACGATGTGTTTTACCTTTACGTTTAAAACCATCCATTAAAACAAATCGAGGTTGAAGCTCCAAGTCTTTAATTCGTCCAAGTCGTTGTTCTTCTTTAAGAAATTCATATCGCTTTGCTTCAACTTTAGAATCAAATGTGTGACCATCGACAACGGTCTTTATAGCAGAATACTTTGAGCCAGCTTTACGTTTAAACATCATCGCATATACGCCTTTACAATTTCTTTTGCGATACCACTACGCACAATATCCTCTACATCAAATTTTACAATACCTACATTATTCACATAAACAAGTCTTCTCATAGCATCTGCAAGACCACTACGCTCACTGATATCCTGTTGGTCTAAGTCACCATCAATTATCACCTTGACTCCTTCTCCAATACGGGTCAAAAACATCCGCATTTGGCTCTCAGAGCAGTTTTGAGCTTCATCCAATATAACTATAGCATCGTTAAATGTCGTCCCTCTAAGGTACGCTAACGGCTTAAATTCGATGACTCCTCTTTTTAGGTAATAATCAACAGTTGATTTGCCTAGTCTACGATTAAGAATCTCAAGCATTGGTAGCATATAAGGCGCAGTTTTATCTTCTAATTCACCCTTAAGGAATCCAATATGCTCACCTGCTTCCACAATGGGACGTGTGATAACAAGTTTGCTAATATTTTTTAATTGAAGTTGTTGCGCTGCGTAACTTAATGCTACGAAAGATTTTCCCGTTCCGGGCGCACCGATACCCACTGTGATAATATTTTGTTCAATAGAGCGTAAATAAGCCGCTTGTTTTGCGTTCTTAGTTCTTACTTCCTGTGGTTCACGTTGATAATTATTAGGGATAATTTCTTCATTCAATACTTCCCATTTTTGCGTAATATTCTTTTGCGCTCTTTTTCGTGACATAAGTATCCTTGTGTAAATCAATATAATTAATTATGTTCAGACAATTTGGTAATCCTATCAATAACATCTTGTTCTGGCATGGTATCACTTTTTAAAATATTTTCCTTTGCCCACAATGGTTGAAAATTACCATAGTGATTTAATTTAATGATTTCTTCCTCTGTTTTAGCTGATGATATAGGAATAATATGGTCTAAATGCCATTCACCCCTATTATTCCACGTCATTCCATCTTTAAATTGATTTTCGATATGTTTCATAAAAAAATCAAAATCACATCCAAGTATGCTTTGCGTTTTTGATTTTTTAGAATAACCATTTCGATGAAGTGACATTCGTATTAAATTTCGTATTCTATGGGTAATGGCATATATGTGGTCATTCTTTCTTCTATTTAAATAATATTTGTTAATAGTATGTTTATTTTTCTTATTATTTATCCTTTTTAACTCTCTTATCCTTTCAATATTATTTGACACATATTGTTTTATAATATGCTTATTATTTTTATAATATATCGCTTTTTTTATTTTTATTTCTTCTTTATGTGATTTGCGATATTCAAATCCATATGCTTTTAATTCTTCTTTGTTATTTAAATAATAGTTTTTTCTATATTCTTTATGTTTTTCAGGTTTTTCATAATAGTGTTTTTTACGTTTAATACTGTCACACGGTTTGCAATATGAACCAACCCCATCAGGTGAACAATTCTTTTTATAAAAATCGTCTGTTGATTTCTCTTTCTTACAACCAATACAAATTTTTGTCACCATGATATTACCAACAAGTATTTGCAACTTGATTAATCAGATAAACCACAATTGAAAGCAATATGGTAATTGATATATCTTTGTTTTCTTCAATTAATTCTTGCATTTTTTTTTATTCCAAAATAGAGGACATAGTGCGCTATGAAACGCACTATGTCAAAACAATTTATTTTACTGGGCAAACCCCGCCAACACATCCTTCCTGACTTTCAATTTCAGTAAAAGACCCTGTTGTTTCAACTGGTTTCAAATTGGCAACATATTCATTATATGCTTCTTTTGTTACAACTTCTTGTGGTAAATATTGATAACCTAAATCAGCGGCTGTTTTTGTTGGGTCAGCACGATATAAAAAACTAACACCAACATATAGATTCCAATTCTTTAAAAGCCAATTAACAATATCTTCTACTTCATCTGGTGAATAACTAATTGTCACAGATGTGTTCTGTTGTGTCCAGTTATTTTGTAGCAATGCATATCTTTCAAGTTGCGAAATAGCCGATTCAAGATTAACCTCCATACCATTCCAATAATCAAACGGCACATCATCCCATGCAACAGGGAATGTCACAATACAACTTGTTGTATCATTTGGATGAGGTATTATTTTATATCCCGCATCACGAAGCAAATTCAAGTTTTCATCATGATTACTAAAAACAACATTATTAAAAATATATTTTCCAAGTGGTTTATGAACACCTTCTGTTGTATCCATAATCTTAGATAATGTACCACTTGGTTTAACACAAGTTACATTTTTTGGTCTTTGTGTTCCAAGCTCATCTGCCATTGAATAAGCCGCTGATGTGGCAATTCGTTGCATTGATTGATAATCATACGCAACCAAATCAGGTCTTCTGGCAATACCTGTTAATCCAACGCCACACAGTCTTAAAAACTCATTATTTAAATGCCATGCTTCTTGAAGAATACCATCTTTTAAATTAACTAATGTTTGACGATAATTAGCTCTAGCCACAATATATAGTGTTCTATTTAAACCATCTGTGTCACCATGAAATTTACCAATATCAATTTCAGTTAAATTACAGAATGATTTATTGCCCAATAGAATTTCAACACAAGGATTACATCCAGCAAACCAAGGGGCGCGTTTTTTAGCCACTTCAGCATTAATAAACGCTGGTTCTGAGCCACCCGATAACTCCATTAATTCAAAAATTTTTGTAAGTTCTGAATGTGTTGGCTCGGTATGAAATACAAGAGAATTATTGGATTGACATCTATGTGCATTATCATATAGCCAAAAATCTTTTTTAGCCGTTGCAAATTCTTTTGCTTCATAATCAGTAACGTCCAATATGGCTATTTGTGCTGAACGTCTGCTGCTCAAAACAGTGCCAAGATGATTCATAATGTCAAGAATATCAATAGCCGATAATAAGTTTCCAGCTCTCTTAGACATTATTTCAACAATTCTTGAATATGCTTTCACAATAGCATCATCGCCAGAACTAATCCAACCATAACCGCGCAATCTTTCACCCGCTGGACGCAATTGTGAAAAATCAAGAATCAGTTTATCTGCTAATTGTTTACCAGCTAATATCTTTCCTATTGATTTTGCCCATGCTTCAGCAGAATCACCAATTATAATTGTCCATGTTTTTGTATCCCTATCAAATGTTTCAACATTATTATGATTTCCTAACTTATCGCTTCTTGTTGATCTAATAATTTCTACGTTAGCAATAGCCTTGCTAAACCCATTTAGTGTACCACGAACAGGTTTAAACCCAACGCCACAGCCTTGTAACAATAACCAAAAGCAATCAACAACATCATACACGGTTTCAACATTTGTGAATGAGCAATTAAATTGTGAACTTTCTCTCTTTTTAGATAATTCTGTTCCACCGAGCCACAGACTTCTGCCTGACATTAATGCTTTTCTTTCAAGCATTAATTCACGAAGTTCTGATAATTCATTTAGTTCAGATTTATTTAATTTTGAATGCTTTGCTCGTTCCCATAACCATTTTTGATGACCAATAACACGGTCAACTGTTTCATTCCAAGATTCAAAAGAACCGTCTTCTTTTGGTCTATTATATGTTCTTTTTGTAATAATTTCTGCTCTTGCACTTATTTCATTCATAATTTAGCTCTTTTAGTTAATAAATCTTTAAAAATAACTTGTCTTTCTTTAGCACGAACTACATCAAATTGATGATTATTTTCATCAATTGTTTTTGGTTTAATTGGCATAAATGGTACTGACCACAGGTTTATTGGGGGCAAGTCAATATCCGCCCAATTTAAATTATGACTCAATTATCAAACACCCATCAAATAAACAAACATAGCAATCTTAGCTACTATGCCAGTACTCACACCAATTATCACCAACATCACCAAATAAGCTAATGTACCGTTTATATATTCCATAATTATTCCCATGTTGGTTTATTTTTTTCAATGTTTACAGCTATCTTATCAACAACTGCTTGTAAATCATGTGTCATTGCAATATATGTTCTTGATACTGTTGTATCACCGCGAATATGTTCACGCAAATAATGTACACAGAAATCAGCAATGTCGGTATTACTAAACTCACTTAAACTTGCCCTAATCTGGTTATATGACATCTCACTCATATTCTCCCCTCCATCTTCAAGATTGTGAAAATTAGAAACCATATGACATCTCGGAATCATCTAAAACTGAAATTATTTTATCAAATGCCACATCTAAAAGACTAACTTTATTTGACTGTGAATCAAAGTACGGTTGATTAATCCATATGTTTAAATCAATTTCTACGATTTCTGTGAATCTCATAATAAATCCCTCAATAGTTCTGGATGTTCTACTTGTGACATAAGTTGTTCAATAAAGGAATCCCAATACTTATATCGATGACCTTTTCTTTGTGCAATGATTGTTCTTAGTGATTGGTAATTAATTGTCACTTCACGAGTTTGGAGATATCCTTCAGGTAATGCATCTTTTAATTCCACAATACCGATATCACCATCTTTATATGATTGCCAAACCACACGAAACATATCGACAGCAATGCGAGGTGTGTTAGTTGAAAAGTCTTTATTTGTTGGTGCGCGTTTATTGAGCTTATGCATTGTACTTGCTGAGTTCTTAGTGATGAATTGATAAGTATCAAATTCTGCCCAAAATGCACGGGTTGCACGAACATCCATCCACACATTAATGCTGCGTAAGAACTTATTGTGACCACCATCTTTATTTGCTAGTACTTCTGCGCGTTTAATTGACTTATCTCTCTGTGTTTCCCACCACGCATCGATATCGGCTGATTCATCGAGATAGCTATATGCCATTCCACGCAATGCCCATTCGTAACCATGTTCACTTAATATTTTAACGTACATTTCTTAACCCATAAGCCAATATAGTTATTCCTGATACCACACTAAACAAAATAGCGTAGGATTCATTAAATTTAATTGCGATGCTCATGCCAATAATTAACACTGTACAAAACAACATAAAATAACCTAAAAATATAGCCATTAAATCGTCATACGATTCCATCATCGTCTCCCTTTCTCAAGTCTCTTTTCATTATTTACGATATTTAAGATAGCTTTGTCGTCTTTTTTCTTTAACGGCTTCAGGATTTTCCGCTTTTTCTCTTGCTCGTTTTAATCTACGAGCTTCATTTTCTCGCGCATATCTTTCTCTACGTTTTGCAAGCCGTCTTGCTTCACGACCATACTCGGTATCTTCTAATGGTGTTAAGACAGTTGAATAACGAATATTTACAGCTTCAATCGCATTACCATCTTTGTCAAATGCATAGCTACCAGCCATCATAACTATTACGCCTATCTTTTCAAAAATTAAATCAATAAGATTCATGTTAAATCTCAAAATGGGATATCGTCATCAGTAAATTCTAATGCTGATTTTGTATCAATAATTATTTCATCCACATTTTCTGGAATAAATCCATCTGCGAACCTAACTTTTTTTACATTAAGGTATTTACCTTTTTGTGAAACCAATATTTCTAGTGGTTTAGGTAATTGTCCCACATACGCGAGCGCACAGTCAATCGTTTTTGGACATTTACCAATGACCCTTTTTGCCCACCAACCATATGCCATGCCACGTTGAGGTGAACCTAAAGGGTTCTCAAAACCCACCCATTCAGTCGCACCTAGTGTGGCAGAATTATATTCAACACGAAGCATCGGAATACCTGTTTTACGGATAATATGCTTTGAATACTGCACATCATAAACTTCATACCATTCATCTTCTATTTCATGATTAACGATTTTGGTACGAGGTTCTTTTGCAATAATTTCTTGTGTTGATGCCGTGTGAGTTATCTTTACTTCAAACGGAAAGTCATGTCCGCATTCTGGGCAGACTCTCACAGAAGGATGACTTATTGTTTGGCAATAAATACACGTTTTCACGGGGGGATTACCACCCTTTCCTTCCCCTTTCATCTTAGGTATCACTGGGTCATTAATCATTCCTAATCGGGCAATCGTTCCTGAGAAGTCAAGACACAATGCGCCATTAGGCTTTATACCCGCTGAAATCGCTTCTAATCGCCCTTCCTTGGTCGATAAGTCATAACCCTTGGCATACACTGGGCGAGTCGCTCTTCCGTACCTCTGGATGTACCTAGCGGTTGATGTGGTTGGTGCTAAATCAATCACCATGTCAATCTGAGGAATATTTGTACCCGTTGTTAAAACCATTGCATTTACAGCGCAGCGATACTTACCATCTTTAAAATCTTGAATAGCGGTATCACGCTCATCATTGCTCATCTTTGAATGCACTGCTACCGCAGGGATACCAAATTCATCATTAAGCATATCTGTGATATGAATCACATGGTCAATACTTGTGGCAAAACATATCCAGCAATTGCGGTCATGTCCATATGCTACCGCTTCTTTTAATGCTTCACGAGTGACTTCAATCTTATCAACTGCTTGCGCTAATTGTTTTGAATTATAATCACCCGCAGTAATCTTAACCCCTGTGACATCTAATTGAGATTTAGTTCGTTTAGATGTCAATGTGGCAAGATAGCCTTCTTCAATAAACCAATTGAATTCATGGAAACTTGTTAAATCAATTGAGAACCCATCAAAGATAGGATGGTTCTCTGTAATCTCC